TGCCGATCCCGCCCGCGCGCATCTGCTGCAGGAGGAACTGGACGTCGCCGCGGCCGTGCATCGCCCCATCGATGGTCCAGATGCGCACCCAGCGCGGCTCGAAGCCGCGGAAGCGCCGGATCGAGGCCCCGTCCCGCCAGTCGCTCGCGATCAGGCTGGACTGGTGGCGCACCGTGTAGCCCTCCACGCGGAGCAGGAGCGTCGGCATGGGTCACGGCGCCTCCGTGGGGTCGCGCTCGGCGTTGCGGTAGTTGATCGTGAACGTGAGGTGCCCGCCGACGAGCCGCTGCCCGTCCTCGGTGGTGCGCATCCCGACCTCCGGCGCCGTCCACTCGTCCGCCAGGTCGCGCCACTGCGTGGCCAGCGTGCCGGCTGGGCTCTCGATGCCGAGCGCCTTGATCGCGGTCTCCACGAGCACGAGCTGCTCGTCGACGCGCTCCATGGTGCTGAGGTCTTCCGCGTCCGGGTTGTTCACGTCGACCGGCTCCGCGTCCGGATCGAACAGGAAGACGTCGACGACCACGGTGAGCGTGCGCAGGTCCGTGCCGCCGATGCCTGGCCCGCCGTCGGTGCGCGTGGTCTGGCTCGCCAGGACGTCGCTCTGGGCGTAGACGACCGCGCACGGCACGTGCGTGAAGTCCAGGCCGCGACGCCGCGGCATCACGCACCCGCCATCGAGCACGGCGTCGACCGTGTCGCGGAGCACCCGCAGGATCTGAACTCGGCGGCTGGCAGTCATCCGGCCGCGCCTTCCTTGATCGCCTCGTCGCCGAATACCTTCTTGAGCCCGCGGTTCAGCTCCTCGGAGAGGCGAGACACGCGCGACGCCTGCGCGGAGGCCGATTCCCACGTCCGGAAGAAGTAGAGTCGAGCCGGGATCCGCACGCTCGGCACGAGCAGGAACAGCGGCGTCACGCGCTCGCCCTTCTTCTCGTAGACGATGGTGCGCCGGCCGGCCTGCCGCGCGAACAGCTTGACGCCCTGGGCCCGCGCCTCCGCCGGAGTCCGATACTGGCGCTGGAGCGGGATCGCCAGGTTGCCGCGGCGGGCCGCGATGACGCCGCCCTTCTCCAGCACCTTCGCGATGCCGCTCCGGGTGCCGATGCGGCCCTCGATCGTGTCGAGCGTGTTGCCCGTGGCCTTGACGCGCCACTGGTCCGCGCGCCCGAGTCCCGCGTGCCGGTTCGCGTTGCTGGACTTCTTCGTCAGCTTCACGCCGCTCTGCGCGACGAACTCCTTGAAGAACCCGCGGAGCACGCGCAGGAACCCGCCCTTGATGTAGCTGCGCATCACGCGCGGGGCTTCCTTGAGCGCCTGCTCGAGCTTCTTGCTGTCGACGAGGGTGTCCAGGGCCATCACTGCGGCACCAGTTCCCCGCCGAGCGCGCCCAGCTTCCAGAAGCCGGGAGGGTTCGAGCTCGCGATGCGGTCGACCCGGAAGCGCGTCATGCGCCCGGTGCGCAGCAGGTCGACGTCCACCAGGTCCTGGCCCGGCTTGACCTCGGAGATGCGGCCATCGCCGGTGCCCCGCTGGATGCGGAAGACCACCGTCGGGGCCCGCACGTCCCCGCCGAAGACCACGATGGCCGCTTCCGCCGAGCGGTCGACCTGCGCGACCATCGGACGCGGGTCGTAGAGGTGGCCGCCCGGGTAGTAGGTGACCAGCTCCGCCGGCTCGTCGACACGCGACGTGTAGACCTTGAACGCGCGCCAGTCCTCGACGCGCTCGAACACGGGCATCCCGGCCGGCGGCTGCACCGCGTAGGTGGCCTCCGAGCCGTCGCCCATGGTCTCGATGATCAGGTCGCCGACCTGCGGCGTGGACTCGACGCCGTCGATGACCAGGTCGACCGTGTTGATCTTGAAGTAGCGCTGGACCCAGGCCGGGCTGGCATCGTCCAGCATCTCGGCCGGGGGCATGTTGCCCGGTGTGGCGAGGACGTCGACGGAGTCTGAGCCGCGCTGGTAGGTGACGGTCCGCACCATGCTTGCGGACCGCAACTCGTTCAGCGCCGCGAGGCCCTCGCCCAGCAGGTCCCGCACCACAGCTTCGCCCGGATCCCGGCTTAGGCCTGGACCCAGATGCCGCGCTGCGCGTTGATCATGAAGCCGTCGGCATGTCCCCCGTTGAGGGAGATGTAGTCGCCGGCCAGCGAGGTCGCCGCCGCGAGGATGCGGTCCGTGTCGGCCACGCCGGTCAGGTCCGGTCCGAGGATGGCGTCGCTCGCGTTCGGAGAGATCGCGATGCGACCGCCCGACGTGCCGAGGCGCACGCACAGGCCAAGGCCAGCGGCGACCGCCGGCAGCGTGACCACGTTCGTCGCGGACCCGACCGTGATGTTGATCACCTTGCCAGAGTCTTCCACGTCGAGGGTCTTGGACCCGCCGGCGAGGGTGACGTCCTCCCAGGTCTTGCCCTGGAAGGCCGCGGGCATGTTGTAGGGGAGCAGCTGGCACTCGACCTCGGCGACCGAATCGCTGGCCGCCTCGGTGCAGGTGCCCAGCGGGTAGATGCCGGAGCCGGCGGCCCCGCCGCGCACGGCCAGCGAGTTGACCGAGTCCCAGTGCACCATCTCGCCGACGGCGAACGCCGGGCCCGAGGTGCCGTCCTTGATGACGCGGAAGACGCCCTCGATGCAGAGGGAGCCCACCGCGCTCGCGGCGATCGGCGACTTGGTGATGCCGATGAGATCGCCGAGCGGCACGATCACGCCGGCGGCGACCGCGGCCGCCGGGGTGTAGTTGATGCTCTTGCCTTCCTGCACAAAAATCGCATTGACCATTGCTCTTCTCCGGTTGGTTGGCCGCAGCGATCAGGCCGCGGCCGTGTTCCTTGGGTTGGTGATCTCGTTCCCGAGTGCCGGCCCGATCAGGTCGAGCTCTTGTTCGCGCCGCGGTAGTCCACCACCGCCACGCCCCAGTCGAAGTAGCTGCGCATCGACACGCCGAGGGTGTCGAACTGCGCGTCCGCGGTCTCGACCGTCGGCTGTCGCTTGCCCTGCAGGAAGCCCACCTGCAGGAATGGCACCAGCGCCGGGTCGGCGAACAGATACCAGTTGCTCGCCGAGGAGCCGGTCATGGCGGCCAGCGACAGGAACGGCGAGGTCACCGGCCTGGCGCGGCCGCGCATCGTGTTCGCCTCGGGCGCCGAGGTCGATCCGACCACGTTCTCGCTGATGAAGATGGCGTCCGCGAGCGCCTTCAGCGCGGGCGGGACCACGAGGCGCGAGCCCATCGCGTAGATCGGCTTGCCGTTCTCGTTGGTCTGGGCCATCAGCGCCGCGTCGGCCGACTGCAGCGTCGCCATCGACAGCGCCGCGGAGGTCAGGCGGTTGGCCCGGGCGGAGGTGAAGATCACGTCCGATCCCTCCATGAACGCGTCGTAGACCGTTTCCTCGAGCGAGAGGGCGGCGTCGCGGCCCAGGAGCCGGAACAGCTGCTGCAGCGCGCCCAGGTCGTCGTTGATGATGTCCTGCCGCGACAGGGTCACCATCTTCCCGCGGGTGTCGAGCCGGTTCGTGTAGCTCTCCTCGCCGAGGTCCGCGTGCTTGATCTCGCCCTTGTTGCCGACCACCTCGTAGCCGCCACCCGCCGTCATCCGGTATTGGGTGTAGGTGAGGAAGTTGTTGAAGTCGGAGAGTTGGCAGATCTCCTGGAAGGTGACCGCCACGTTGGTGAACGAGTCGAGCAGCAGCTTGTTGCCGACCGTGCCGAGGATGCCGGCCAGGTTGACCGTGCTGAACCCGCCGCCGGACGCCTGGATGCTGCGCATCGCGGGCGCCGCGCGCATGAGTGAGGCGAACAGCCCCTGCCCGCCGTGCTCGACGTGCATGCCGTTGGCCTGGAGCGCGGCCGCGATGAGCTGGTGCAGCCCCATGCGGCGGTGCTGCCACGCGGCCTCGACCACGCGTGGGCCGAAGTCGAGGTCCTCGGCGAGCTTCTTGTCGCTCACGCCGCACGAGAGCAGGGTGGCCGCGGCCAGCACGGCGTCGCTTGCCGGCGCCTGGCCCTTGTGGATCGCCGGTGCGGCCGGGCGGCCGGCGCGCAGAATGGCGAGCTCGGTGGTCTGCTCGCTCCAGCCCTCGTTGAACGCCGACTTGGCGAGCTGCTGGAGCTGCGTCAGGTCGGCGCCGGGCGTGGCGATGGCCGCCTTGACCATGGTCGTGATGCGATCGCGGCGCGCCTGCTCCTGGCGCGCGGCCTCGATCACGGCGTCCGGGGTCTCCGGGGGGCCGGCGCGCGGCGCGGGAGCGGCCGGCGGAGCTGCTGGGGTTGGTGCGGCCGCGGTCACCGGGGCCGGGGGAGCGGGAGGAGTCGGAGTTTCGGTGGTCATGTTCGGTCCCTGCGTGCCGCGCGCCTGCGCAGCGATGGTGGCGCTGGTGCTGTTGTCCGCGCCGATGTCGACAAAGCTGATCTCGCTGAGGACCGCACGGCGGACGATGTCCACCGGCCCCTCGAAGGTCTTCCCGTTCGCCTGCGCGGACAGCCCGCGAGGCACGTGTTCGGTGTGGAGCGGGTTCGCCCCGATGCTCGCCTGCCACTGGAAGCCGTTCCGCGACGAGCTCACCAGCGACTTGGCGTCCGCGTTCTCGAAGGACACCACGCCGGAGGCGTGCAGTTCCGAGCCGCGCACTTCCACGCGCTCGAAGTGCCCGACCATGCGGCGCTTGTCGTGTTGCATCCGCGCCGGGATCTGCGCCGCGGCCAGCCGCACTCCCGCCAGGTCGACGACGACCGGGTTCGCCCAGCCGTCCAGGGACATGGCGCCGCCGCGATAGGCGACCATCGAGAAGCGCGGCGGGGTCTTCTCGCCGGCCGCGGCCTCGATCAGGTTCACCGCGCCGTCGCACGTGAACGACAGCGGCCGGCTCGCTTGCAGTTCGGCCTGCAGCGCGGGCGTCAGCGACTCGCAGGTGAGCACGCGTGGCTCAGGCTGCATCGGCGGT